CCAAGGCTTGATTTTGTGCGCCTATATCTCCCAATGCGCCTAACCTCTGCAATTGCAATCCTTGAAACTGTGGGAGTTGTGACGCAGCTTGTAAGGCTTGCGCTGTCTCTGTTTGTTGAGCGTCAGCTAGAGCTTGTGCTGTTTGTAGCTGATTTTGTAAGTTTCGTTGCTCTACGTCAGCAGCAGTTGTTGCACCTTGTAACGATAACGCACCACTTGCTCTTTGAGTATCGGCTAATGCTTGCGCTGCCTGAAGCTGTCTATTTGCATCAGCTTGGGCTGCTTGATTTAAAATAGGCGCAGCAGCACTTGCTACACCACCACCCAAAGCATATTGGGATGTTGCTTGGTCAACCGCCCCTTGTATAGCAGTATCTAATTGCTGTTGTAATAATGGTGATGTTTGTGCTTGCGTCATTCCTTGTAAAATATCAGTGTTAATTCCTGAACCACCAGCAAGAGGGTTATCAAATTGAACATTTTGCCCTAAAAGGTTTTGTAAGTTCCCTTGGTCTATCTGTTGGCTTCGTGCAACATCTCTAAAAGTTTGTTCTGCCGTTGCTATACCAGCCGGAGTATTATTTGCTAGGTTTCTAATACCTTGTTGAAACGCCCTTTGATCGCCTGTTAGATTAGCAACACCAGCAACAGTATCAGAGCGTGGTCTAAAGTTTTCAACCTCACCAAATGTCTGAATTAATTGATCTCTTAGAAAGGGAGGAATATCCTGTGTGTTTACAACAGTTTGAGTACCGCCACCGCCACCTTTTCCCATTTTATAAGTCCTTATGATAAGTTATATATGCTGGATACCAGCTAAGTTTCTCTAAATATTTGCCCCATGCTCTACGCCCAAAAGCCTCAAGATGGATACATTTGTTATGCTTTGCATGAGCCTCAAGAGTTTCTTGCACCATTGGCAACCACTCTTTCATGCGTGTACCACCCACAAAATCCATAGCTAACGCATAGCCCTTGGGGTAGTAAATCATTCGTGTTGTTACAACAGCAAGTATTGTGTCCTCTTCTTCTACTGTCCAAACAAGGTATGCACCAAGTTTGCTTGCCTCATAAACATCGGAAATGTCTATTTTTCGTGGTGACAAACATACAGCTTTATTAAGAATAGGCTCAATCTGTTGCCATTTTTCATCCAGATATTCCACTGGAACAGGCAGAAATTTCATCCCAAAACTACATAAATAAAATTTCTATCTGATTGTGAATTGTTTGCATGGGTAATTACAAAGCTCTGTTTATTTCGTGCAGATATAAATATTGTGCCGTTTCCCACCTCCGCAGAAGCGTTAGCTGAAATAGGCGTGTATAAGATGACAGAGTTACTACCAGCCCTTAAATCTGTCACTGTAGTGCTTGTTGCACTAGCTGTTAGAGTAAATGTGCCAGTAGAGTTTAGCTTGCCCTCTATAAGTAAATTAACGGCACTGGCAACAGCTCTAGGGTCTCCACCTTGCTGTGGTAGTTTAGAAAAGCCAACACTCATCGTCTTCCTAAACCTACAGCATCAACATCAACACCTAGTGCATATCGCCAAGTACCACTAGCAGTAACGCGAACACGATGATACCTTCCATTACTTCTGACAGGAACTATATTATCAGAGTTTAATTGAGCAGTATTTGTAAAAGATACAGTATCAATCTGTCGAGAACGTGACCCCACTGAAACAGTGAGGGTAGGAGCTACATCTTTCGATGTAACATAGGGTGTTACGCTTTTTACAAGAGACTTTCTGAGATTTGCTGGCTCAAACTCTCCTGTTTCTAGCGTTGCAGACAATGCTTCTCCAGTAAAGGACGCAATCTTACTACTTGAACTTGCAGCAAAGGCACTCTGACCACCTCTAAAGAAGCGTGAGTCCAAAGATGTACCTAGTGCGTCTAAGCTACTGGATATATTATCAAGAGCCTCAAGTGTGAAGTTTGGCGATACAATTGTGCCAATAAACTCATGTCCTATTTCGGCTAATGACCATCTATTAACCGCATAATTATACATAATTATCTTATCTGGCTCACCAGAGATGCTTTCTCTTGAGACATAACTCCATAGAACCACCTGATTTACAGGGTCAATGGCGCAACTTAGTCTATTAATAAAATTAGGCGATAGATCATCAAAGAAAAACGTATCGACCTTTTCTGCACCTATAGGAATACTGCGTTGCCCATTGAACATAAAAAAGCCATCGTCAGCTAAATAGAATATCTGTTGTGGTGATGTAGCCGATACAGAGTTTGGATATTGACATCCATGCCCTGTCTCTACAGCGTCAAAGGTAAAGATAAGAGGCGTACCTACATATTGCATACGCACTATGCCTCTTTCTAATAACACTGTTCCATATTCACCACCGACTAAGCCAGTGATATTACCCGCGTCAGGTATATCCTGAAAGTCAGCTTGATTAGTGCCAGTAGTCCATGTATCCGCATCATTAATCTGTGACCACTGCACTCGAAAAGGGTTGTTTGTAGAGCTAGTATTATTGTTTGCTGTTACAACAAAGTCTCTTATAACCGCAAGATGTTTTGCTTTTGGAGACCCAGAGACATCGGCAAAAGCACTAGAAGACCCAATGGTATATTTCTGCAACAAATTACTTAGTCCACTTGCTGCATAGACACTATTACCAAACTGCACAAACTTCCATTGATCGTCACTAGCTAATGTATATGCGCCACTCTTTACATCTGTTAAGGCAGCCGTACTGTTATTTAGTTTTAGTAGCTTTGTAGCATTACCAGCAAATAAATGCACTGTGCCACTACTATCAATAGACCCAAAAAATCCACGTAAATGCGAGTCTGTAGCTGCTGATAAATTAGCTAATCCCAAAAAAGGTCTATAACCTCTAGCAGCCGGAATAACATTCTTAGCCACTGTTGTACCTACTGAACCTAAATCACTTTGGTCAGGTAGCCACTCTCCAAAAGGTATCATGTAGCACCAAAGTCTTGTTTCATAGTTAATGCACCACCGCCAAAACGTGCTTGCTGTGTATCTCTTTTTACTTCTGTCATGGCTCTGCTAAACAACGCATCGTATTGGGTTGCTCTAGCTTCATCCATCAAGAAGGTGTGTGCTGCAACTAGAGACCCATATAAATAACAATCTGGATGGCGTGATAGTACTGTATTGCTTGTGTTAGAGTCGGATAAAGCAGTTAAACCGTTACCAAATATAATCTCAAGTGTAATCACCGCATCAGGTATAGGACGCAAGTGAATATTAGAGCCTATTATTGTATAGGACACTGGTGTGCCTTGCCCTTCAGAGCTATGTGTTCTAAAGAAACTATCTGGTGTTGTAAAATCTAATACTCTATTTGGGTTATTGTTTAGCTTAACAACTCTAATCTCACGCAAATCTGTAGGCAAAGCATAGCTTTCTGTTCCAGCCACAGTAGATATAGTTGTCGATGCTTCTTGTGATCGTGTATCTAACTCCCTAGACATTCTGGCTTCTGCTAATGAAATAAAGTCAGGGATATTGGTTGTTAAATCATCCCTCGCTAGGAAATTAGCTATAGAAGTCTGTAGGTTAGAGTAGGTATCTAAACTCATGTTAATCGACCACCAGTCGTTCTAAAATGTTTGTTCTCAGGGTCTTGCAGCCATTTTAACCACTTCTTTTTATTATGTTTGAAATGACCAAACTTTTTCTGTAGTTCAAAAAATAAAGGTGCTGGTATCTCAGCTATCTTTTGTTGATGCTTTTGGGTGTTCCCAATCAACGACCCATAACGATATTCTCCCTCTTGCTTCTTAGCAAAATCAAGTACAGGAGATACGTTTACTCGTGTATTTACCTGAAGACCATCAACAGTGTCCTCAATCCATGTTTCTTTCCCTGTGTGGGGATTTTTACTCAGTAAAACTTTTCGCATTGTATCCTCAAGAGGAGAGGGGGCTTGCACCCCCTCGTCCATTATAATTATGAAGTGTTAAGATCAAACACCGCAGCATGAGCCTTTGGCGCACGATTGATTAACACGTACTCAGAAATGATAGCAAACTTTGTTGCATCTCCAGTAGGAGCTACATCAGACACACTAAACATTCTGCCTGGTAAGTGACCGATTGCGTA